GCAGAACTATGGCTATAAGTTTGGGCAAGATGAAGAGACATATAATATTGTCGCTGCACACGGGTACTTTGGGAGATTGATATTTCAATATGCGTCTTTCAATAACAGCCGTTCTCTTCATTTCTTTCTTGCTACTTGGCCGGTGGTTGGCATATGGCTAACTTCTATGGGCATTTGCACCATGGCGTTTAACCTTAATGGCTTTAACTTTAACCAGTCAATAGTAGATAGTAATGGAAAAGTTATCCCTACATGGGCTGACATTGTGAACAGACAGAACCTCGGCTTCGAGGTAATGCACGAGCGTAACGCTCACAACTTCCCACTCGATTTAGCCAATGCTGGATCCTCAGAAATTGCCCTCACCGCCCCAGAAATTGGTTGAAAAAATTTTAATTTATTTAACTTTATTAACTAATTTATTTATATGTTCTGGGGTCATAAGACATTGGAATAATATGCCACACCAAAATGATAAGGTCAGAGCGAGTGTAACTTACTTCGCTCCTGAACCTGAAAAGAAACAACCTGAAAAGGAGGAGCCATCTTCAGAGTATAAAGAACCTGAAGGTGAACCTTCCTACTAATGATCTACCGTGCTGAATGCTGGTTCCCAACGATGGCACACATTGTACAAACAGAACCAGATGAGAAAATAAAAGACTACTGTTTAAAGAAACGGAAGGAAAATCCTGTAGGAGAAAAGTGCACCAATGTTAATGGTTATCAATCTCCTCATATGTACGGGGAGTTTGAGAAAACTGAGACTGGTACTATCAAGTCTCCTCATTGGAAGGATACAGAAAAAGATCCAGTAATAAAACCAGCTCTTTATAAAATACTTAAAGAGTCTGTAGGTAATGTACTTGATTCAAATCTTGTATTAATGAATTACTGGATTAACTTTAATGGTAAGGGTGGTTATAACAGATCACATAATCATCCTCAAGCCCACTTCTCTGGAGTGTATTATGTACAAGCTCCAGAAAATTGTGGAAGAATATTTTTTGATAACCCACATACTTTTACAGCTTTTGATGAACTGTCATCTTATAAACGAGATTTTATTGAACAAGGCAGACAGCATAAAACAATTATGATAGACCCAAGAGCAGGGTTATTAATATTATTCCCTGCATACTTGATACATAGTGTAGAAGAAAACAAATCAGATGAAGAACGGATTTCAATTGCATTTAATTGTCACTCTGTTCCATATAAACAAACACAATTTTATTAATGCCACGTCCGTTCATCCCTCCGGGGACGCATGACTCCTAAGCATGGAACGGGGCTTAGGTATATGGAGATGACGATGAAAGTTACTTTCGTAT